CAACTGAACAGGAGCAACAAATGACCTACAACTTCCGCAGAGAACTGGCAGACACGGTTTGCAGACTTCACGGCTTCAGAATGGGCGCAGTGCTGGAATGGATCGATGCCAAGCGCATTCAGGATGTTCAGGACTTCAACCGCGAAACATCCAATGGCACGAATATCCGCAATGCGGTGTGTTCATACCTATTCGAGACAGCCTAATGCCCTCTAATAACCAGTGAAAGGAAACAATCATGACAAACGAAACAAAAATCTTCCCATACGGAACAAAAGTAGTTGACCGCGATGGTTACAAGGGAATCGTCCAAAGCTATGACAGCCGAGTTCCATACTATTCAGTCAGGATCTTTGATAATGACTGGTTAGTTGGTGATGTGGCTCGCTTCCAAAGCGATTTGACGGAGATTGTCTAACATGCCCAAAACATCGCCAAACCTATCCGTAAGGCTTTCGCCAACTGCCTTGCAGGCCTTGCATGCCCTTGCCAAGGCCAGCGGATGCACGATGACACGCATCATCGAAAGCCTGCTTATCCGAGCCTATGACGAGCATATGGCCAATCCTGAGCGTCCTGTAAGCTTTCCCAAGGAAAGATTAACTGTTGACAGCCAATAACATTGCACAATTATTAGGCAGATTGATTTATTAACCATGACAGTGTAATAATCATCTCATGCCCGCAGATTTACCGCCTAGACGTGAATTATTTTGCCAAGAGTACATCAAGGATCGCAATGCCACTCAGGCGGCCATTAGAGCAGGCTACAGCAAAGAAACAGCCCAAGAGCAGTCAAGCAGGCTGTTATCAAATATTATGGTCAGCGAACGAATTTCGGCCCTTAGCATCGATGCAGCTAAACGCAACGGAATTACTCAAGATTGGGTGATACAGAACCTGAAGTCTGTTGCTGAACGCTGCATGCAGGTTGAGCCTGTTCTCGATAAAGACGGAAACCCAACCGGCGAGTTTGTGTTTCAAGCAAATGGTGCAAACAAATCGCTTGAGCTTCTTGGCAAGACGGCTGGCTTGTTTAATGATAAGCTTGATGTGAGTGTTACGAAGAAAAACATCAACATAACGATTGACCTCTATGGCAGTGGACTTACGCCTGAGCCTGCATGCGAAGCAGAGGACAGCGTTCCTCTCATCGGCAACTGAAATATTATACGGCGGCGCGGCGGGCAGTGCGAAATCGCATTTGATGCGTGTTGCAGCAATCGCATGGTGCGGCATGATCCCTGGATTGCAGGTGTATCTGTTCCGGCGCATTCGTGAAGACCTTATAAAAAATCATCTTGAAGGCCCGACGGGTTTTCGTGCGCTGCTTTCTCCTGTGCTTCAGAAGGGTGTGCAAATTATTGATGATGAAATACGTTTTCCAAACGGCTCACGCATTTATCTTTGCCACTGCAAGGATGAAAAAGACCGCTTTAAATATCAGGGTGCAGAAATTCACGTCTTGCTGATTGATGAACTCACACATTTTACGGAAGTCATTTATCGCTTTCTTCGCTCACGTGTTCGTTTGCCTAACGGCATGCAAATACCAGAACAATACAAAGCACAATTCCCGCGCATTCTTTGCGGCACAAACCCTGGCGGCATCGGACACCAGTGGGTGAAGACAACGTGGCTTGACAAGGCAACGCCCTTGCAGATTTACAAGACCGAAAATAATGAAGGCGGTTTTATGCGCCAGTTTATTCCAGCACGTCTTGCTGACAATCCATCCATAGATCAGGTTTCATATACCGCTAACTTATCAGGCTTAGGCAATGAAGCTCTTGTAAAAGCGATGCTTGAAGGCGATTGGGATGTGGTGGCAGGAGCCGCGCTTAATATCAATCGTGATGTGCATATGCTACGCCCGTTTACACCCCCCAAGCACTGGACGCGTTTCTCGTCACTTGATTGGGGATACGTCAAACCTTATGCGCATGGCTGGTATTGCGTAGCGGATGAGGATACGGAGCTGCGCGCCAAGGATCATTGGCCTGAGAGATTGATACCGAAGGGCGCTGTGGTGTTATACCGTGAATTGTATGGCTGGACAGGAAAGGCGGACGAAGGTGTGCGGGAGGAATCTGAGTTAGTAGTAGAAAAAATACTGGCGCAAGAACGTGAAGCTAACGAGCGTATGGATTATCGTATAGCGGATACTCAACTATGGTCGAAGGTTGATGGACCGTCATCAGCGGATCGAATGTTTGCACGGTCACAACACCTGCTTAATGATGGCAAGGCGTTGCAAAGTTATAATCCGCGTGGCTGTGAGAAGGACAGGCAAGCCAACTATCAGGAAGTCTGTGCGCGGCTGAAGGGTATTGAGATAGCGGATAAGCAGTTTCTGCCGATGTTTTATGTGACGGCTAATTGCACAAACTGGTGGCGCACGGTGCCTCCGCTGGTGCTGGACGAGATCCATCCTGAACGTGGGCCGGATGAAAAGCAGGAGCTTCACGCATGGGATCATACGCAATATGCGTTGATTAGCAGGCCGTTTATTAGTACGGCTATTGGCAGGCAGGATGCGTTGTTTCATAGATTGCGCAGGCAGAATGCATCACAAATTGCAGGCACCGCTGATCCGTATCAGACCAATAAACGCAAGCATAAACATAGTTAACACCCATTAACACAATAATGCTTGACATGCTTCGTATAATACATATACTACGCACATGACTTATGAACGGCGTAAACCTATCAACTGGCGGAAGCATCTTACGGAAGATGAACAGGCAACGGTTGCTGAGTATGATGCCCACAATAAGATCATAGACAAGCTTCGTGCGGATGTGACGCTCATACGGGCAAGAGCAACGGCGCGGGCATTACGGAGGAGATAGTTATGAAAAAGATTATATTGATTGCAGGATTATTGAGTATGAGCGCCTGTTCTATGGCCGAGCATTATACTCCGGTTGTGGATATGCAGGGTGTGAACAGCAGTAAATATGCATCGGCTCTTGAAACATGTCGCGGTTATGCACGTCAGGTTGATGTGATTGGTGACTCGCTAACAGGCGTAGCCGCTGGTGGTCTAGGCGGTGCAATGCTTGGGTCAGCTCTTGGTGCTGTAGGTGGTTCTCCTGGTAACGGAGCTGCAGTTGGTGCTTCTATCGGAGGCGCTGGCTATGGCGGAACGATATATCAGAACGCACAGCAGAGGCAGATTCGTATCATCAACAACTGCTTGAAGAAGCGTGGGTTTTATGTGCTGGGATGAGATGCGTTCCGGTAAACTCTGGCCGCTGATGCAAAAGCTCTTGACCACGCATTAACCATAACGCATATTGCGGCTGTAGCCCCCACCGCAGAGCGTTCGCTTGCCGTCAGATAGTCATCCGCAAAAGATCACTGTTTTTTTAGGCTGGGATAGCCGAGAATCAGACGTTTCAGATATACTTGCGCACAGCATACGAAGACGTACTCAAGCTGAGGTACATTTCCGATATTTAAAGCATCGTGATTTACGTAAGGCTGGATTATTCACGCGCCCTTGGCTTGTCCGGTCTGCCGATGGTGAGAATATCGACCTTGTTGATAACAAGCCTTTTTCTACAGAATTTTCTCACACACGGTTTCTTATTCCTCAGCTTATGAACCATAAGGGTTGGGCGTTGTTCTGTGATGCAGATATGCTGTTTCTCAGCGACATCGCCAAGCTATGGGAGTTCACGAACAACCCGCAATACGCGTTGTTGTGCGTTAAGCACACGCATAATCCACCGGCGAATATCCAGAAGATGGATGGCCGGTTGCAGCAGCAGTACTTCCGCAAGAACTGGTCATCGTTTGTGCTATGGAACTGTGCCCATGAAGCGCATCGTCAGTTTACGTATGAGAGTGTGAATGCCATGACAGGCGCTGATTTGCATGCGTTTAAGTGGGTGGCAGATCATCAGATTGGCGACTTGCCGAAGACGTATAATTGGATTAGTGGCATCTCACCGAAGCTTGAGAAGGATCAGCGTGGCAGGCCAGTACCTCCTGC